ATGTTGCTGATGGAAGAAAGCGCGGTGGCGGCTGCCGCCTTGCCGCTGGCGGAGTTCAAGGCGCATCTGCGGCTGGGCACCGGCTTTGCGGATGATGATATTCAGGACCCCGTTCTGGAGGGATTTCTGCGTGCGGCCATGGCCGCGATCGAGGGACGCACCGGCAAGGTGCTGATCGAACGGAATTTTTCATGGGTTCTGCATGGCTGGCAGGACGCCACGGGCCAAGCCCTGCCGGTTGCGCCGGTGGGCGCGGTGCTGAGCCTTGTGCTGCGTGACCGGCGTGATGAGGTGGAGGTGATCGCGCCGGGTCTTTACCGGCTGGAGCGTGACGCGCATCGCCCGGTGCTGCGGCCGGTGGGCACGCTTTTGCCGATGGTGCCGACGGGAGGGGTCGCCGAAGTTCTGTTCAGCGCGGGCTATGGCGGGGGCTGGGGCGATCTGCCCTCCGATCTGGGGCAGGCGGTGCTGATGCTGGCCGCGCATTTCTACGAGCACCGCGCCGAGACCGCGCTGCGCGAGGGCTGTATGCCCTTCGGCGTGGCAAGCCTGATCGAGCGGTATCGCAAGGTGCGCCTGCTCGGGGGGGGCGCGCGATGAGGGGTGTGGTGATGCTGTCGCGCCCGCTGGTGCTCGAGGCCCCGGCACGGGTGGGTGATGGCGCGGGCGGTTTCGCGGAGGTCTGGGAGGTGCGCGGCACGCTCTGGGCCGAACTCGTGGCGCGCACGGGCCGCGAGGGGCCGGGCGAGGGCGCAAGTGTGGCGCGCGCGGCCTACCGGATCACGGTGCGCGCGGCCCCGCAGGGCGCGCCCTCGCGGCCCGTGGCGGGACAGCGGTTGCGCGACGGGGCGCGGGTCTTCGCAATTCTGGCCGTGACCGAGAGCGCGGCGGGGCCGCGATACCTGACCCTCTGGGCCGAAGAGGAGGTGGTGGCATGAGCTACGGTGCTGCGGCCGCCCTTCAGGCGGCGATTTTCGAGCGTCTTTCGGGGCATGCGGCGCTGGCGGCCCTCGTGGGCGGCGCGATCCACGATGCGCTCCCCAAGGGGCGCGCGCCCGATCTCTATGTCACGCTTGGCCCCGAGGAGGTGCGCGAGCGCGGCGATATCAGCGGCGCGGGGGCCGAGCATCGCGTGACCGTCTCGGTCGTCTCGGAGGCGGCGGGGTTCCTCGCGGCCAAGCAGGCGGCAGGAGCGGTGAGCGATGCGCTGGACGGCGCGGCGCTGAGCCTCGCGCGGGGGCGGTTGGTGGCGCTCAGTTTTTTGCGCGCTCGGGCGATCCGCACCGGCGCGGGACAGCGGCGGCGCATTGATCTGACATTCCGGGCGCGCGTCGATGACGGCACCTGAGACTTGAGCAACGGAGAACCAAGATGGCAGTTCAGAACGGCAAGGACCTTCTCATCAAGGTCGATCTTACGGGCAGCGGCAATTTCCAGACCGTGGCGGGCCTGCGCGCGACGCGGGTCAGCTTCAACGCCGAGAGCGTGGATGTCACAAGCCTCGATTCGGCGGGGGGCTGGCGCGAATTGCTGGCGGGCGCGGGCGTGAAATCCGCCAACCTGAGCGGATCGGGGATTTTCCGCGACGCGGCGAGCGATGCGCGGATGCGGCAGATCTTCTTTGACGGGGAGATGCCGGATTTTCAGGTGATCATCCCCGATTTCGGCACCATCGAGGGGCCGTTTCAGGTGAACTCCATCGACTATGGCGGCACCCATGACGGCGAGGCGACCTATGAGGTGGCGCTTGCCTCGGCGGGGCGGCTGACCTTCACGGCGCTCTGAGGCGATGGCGAACCCCTGGGCAGGCGAGGTGGCGCTTATGCTGAGCGGTGAGCGTCAGGTGATGCGGCTCACTCTCGGGGCGCTGGCCGAACTGGAGGCGGCGCTGGAGGTGGGATCACTCGTCGATCTGGTGGCGCGGTTCGAGGGCAGCGCGTTCTCGTCGCGCGATGTGCTGGCGGTGATCGTGGCGGGGCTGCGCGGTGGCGGCTGGCGCGGGAGTGCTGCGGACCTGCTCTCGGCCGAGATCGAGGGCGGGCCGCTGATGGCGGCGCGGGCGGCGGCGCAATTGCTGGCGCGGGCCTTTGCCCTGCCGGAGGGCGGGGCATGAGCGCGCGCTTCGACTGGCCCGCGCTGTTGCGCGCAGGCGTGCAAGGGCTGGGTCTGCGCCCGGCGGAGTTCTGGGCGCTGACGCCGGTGGAATTGCGGCTGATGCTGGGCGAGGGGCGCGGGGCGCGCCCGATGGCGCGGGCGGGGCTGGAGGCGCTGCTCGCGGCCTTTCCCGACAGAACAGGAGAATTGGGCGATGGATGAGCTGGAACGCGCGGATGATTTGGAGGCGCAGATCGCGGCACTGGATGCGGCGATGGGACAGGCGGGCGCGATGGCGGCGGCCTTTGCCGGAGAGCTGGGCCGGGTGAGGGGCGGCTTTGCCGCTGCCGGACAGGATGCGCAGAGCCTCGAGCGCGGGCTGAGCCGGGGCCTGCGCGGTGCGCTGCGCGGCGCCGTGGTGGAGGGCGACAGCCTGAGCGAGAGCCTGCGGCGGCTGGCAACCACGCTGGTCAACACCGCCTTCAACGATGCGGTGCGCCCGGTCACCGATCAGGTGGGCGGGCTGCTGTCGCAAGGAGTGGGCGCGCTTTTTGGCGGGCTGTTGCCATTTGCCAAGGGGGCCGGGTTCACCCAGGGCCGCGTCATGCCTTTTGCCAATGGCGGGGTGGTGAGCGGGCCGGTGACATTTCCGATGCGCGGCGGGCGCACCGGGCTGATGGGCGAGGCGGGGCCGGAGGCGATCCTGCCCTTGTCGCGCGGGGCCGACGGGCGGCTTGGCGTGCGCGCGCAGGGCGGCGGCGCGGTCAGCGTGGTGATGAACGTGACCACGCCCGACGTGGAGGGCTTTCGCCGCTCTCAGGGGCAGATCGCCGCACAGCTTGGCCGCGTGATCGGACGCGGCGCGCGCAATCGGTAAGCGGAGGGAAACATGGGATTTCACGAGATACGGTTTCCGGCCAATCTGAGCTTTGGCTCGGTCGGCGGGCCCGAGCGGCTGACCGAGATCGTCACGCTGGCAAGCGGGCATGAGGAGCGCAACAGCCCATGGGCGCAGGCGCGCAGGCGCTATGACGCGGGCGTGGCGCTGCGCAGCCTGGAGGATATCGAGGCGCTGATCGCGTTTTTCGAGGCGCGGCAGGGCCAGCTATACGGGTTCCGCTGGAAGGACTGGAGCGATTTCAAGTCGAGCCGCGCGGGGGCCGCCCCCGCCTTTGACGATCAGCGGATCGGGGTGGGCGACGATGCGACCGTGGCGTTTCAACTGACCAAGACCTATCGCTCGGGCGCGTTCGAGGCGGTGCGGCCCATCGTCAAGCCGGTGCGCGGCAGCGTGCGCATGGGGCTGGGCGATGTGGAAATGCGTGAGGGGGTGCATTACGAGGTGGACGACACGACCGGCATCGTCACCTTCTCCGAGCCGCCCAACAGTGGCGTGCCGGTCACCGCCGGATACGAATTCGACGTGCCGGTGCGGTTTGACACCGACGGTATTCAGGTCAGCCTTGCGTCCTTTCAGGCGGGCGAGGTGCCCAATGTGCCGGTGGTGGAGATCCGGTTGTGAGCGGGGCCGGGGCGGCGGCGCTGGCCGCGCATCTGGGGCGCGGCATCACCACGGTGTGCCGGTGCTGGGCGCTCACACGGCGTGACGGGCTGGTGATGGGGTTCACCGATCATGACCGGGCGCTGATGTTCGACGGCATCGCCTTTCGCCCCGGAACGGGGATGAGCGCGCGCGCTGTGGAAGAGAGCACCGGGCTCGCCGTCAACAATACGGAGGCGTTCGGTGCGCTCTCGGATGAGGGCATCACCGAGGCCGAGATCGAGGCCGGTCGTTATGACGGGGCGCGGCTGCGCGCCTGGGTGGTGAACTGGCAGGACGTGGCCGAAAGGCTGGAGGTTTTTGCCGGCTCCCTGGGCGATATCCGTCGCGCGGGCGGTGCGTTCGAGGCCGAGTTGCGCGGGCTCACCGATGCGCTCAACGTGCCGCTGGGCCGGGTCTATCAGAAGCGGTGCAGCGCCATTCTGGCGGATCGGGATTGCACCTTCGATCTCGATACGCCGGGGTATGTGGCCGAACGGGTGGCCGAAGTGGTGGAGGAAAACCGCGTCTTTCGCTTTGCGCAGATGGGGGGCTTTGCCGGGGACTGGTTCCGCCACGGTGTGCTGCGGGTGACGAGCGGGGCTGCGGCGGGCCTTGCGGGCCTGATCAAGCGCGATACGATTGACGGGGCGGGGCGCGTCATAGAGCTGTGGCATCCGCTGGGGGCGCGGGTCGCGCCGGGTGACGGGCTGCGCATCGAGGCGGGCTGTGACAAGGCCATGGCTACCTGTCAGTTCAAGTTCGACAACCTTCTGAATTTTCAGGGCTTCCCGGATATCCCCGGCGATGACTGGGTGATCACGGACCCCACGAAATCGCCGCGTCTCGACGGCGGGAGCCGACGGCGATGAGCGAAGCAAAGATCGTGGCTGCCGCGCGCGGCTGGCTTGGCACGCCCTACCGGCATCAGGCGGCGTGCCGGGGCGCGGGGTGCGATTGCCTCGGCCTCATTCGTGGCGTCTGGCGCGAGGTGATGGGCGTGGAGCCCGAGCGCCCGCCTGCCTATTCGATGGACTGGGCAGAGCCCGCGCGCGAGGAAGCGCTCTGGGCCGCCGCGCTGCGGCATCTGCGCACAAAACCGCTGGCCGAGGAGGCCCCCGGCGACGTGATCCTTTTCCGGATGCGCGAGGGGGCGGTGGCCAAGCATCTGGGCATTGCCGCCGAAACCGGCACGCGGCCCACGTTCATTCACGCCTATTCGGGGCATGGCGTGGTCGAAAGCGCGCTGAGCCTGCCCTGGCGGCGGCGCATCGTCGCGCGTTTCGCCTTTCCTGAGGAGGGATAGACCATGGCAACGATACTTCTGTCGGCAGCGGGGGCCGCGATCGGGGGGGCGGTCGGCGGCTCGGTTCTGGGCCTCTCGTCGGTCGCGCTCGGGCGGTTCGCGGGCGCGCTGGTGGGGCGCTCCATCGACCAGCGGCTGCTTGGGCAGGGCTCGGGCGTGGTGGAAACGGGCCGGGTCAGCCGGTTGCGCCTGACGGGCGCGGGCGAGGGCGATGCCATCCCGCAGGTCTACGGGCGGATGCGCGTCGGCGGCCAGGTGATCTGGGCCACCGAGTTCCGCGAGAACACAACCGTGACGCGCGGGCGCGGCGGCGGCAAGGGCAGCCCCAAACCCGCCACGCCCGATACGCGCGCCATCAGCTATTCGGTGAGCCTTGCGCTCGCGCTTTGCGAGGGCGAGATCAGCCGCGTGGCGCGCATCTGGGCCGACGGCACCGAGATTGCGCCTGCAAGCCTCAGCATGCGCGTCTATCCCGGCACGCGCGATCAGTTGCCAGATCCGGTGATCGAGGCGGTGGAGGGTGCGGGCAACGTGCCCGCCTATCGCGGCACGGCCTATGTGGTGATCGAGGATCTGGACCTTTCGGCCTTTGGCACGCGGGTGCCGCAATTCAGCTTCGAGGTGTGTCGCCCGTCGCAGGCGGGCGGCGAGGGCGCGGCGCTCGATCCGGTGCACGCGCTGCGCGGCGTGGCGATGCTGCCCGGCACGGGGGAATATGCGCTGGCCACCACGCCGGTGATGATGGATTTCGGCTTTGGCGCGTCGGGCCCGGCCAATGTCAATTCGGTGCAGGAGCGGCCCGATTTCGTGGTGGCATTGGAGGCGCTGCGCGAGGAGTTGCCCCAGGTGCGCGCGACCTCGCTCATCGTGAGCTGGTTCGGCGACGATCTGCGCTGCGGGGCGTGCCGGATCCGGCCTCGGGTAGAGAAAAAGACCTTTGAATCCAGAAATATGCCCTGGACGGTCTCAAACCTGACGCGCGCGGGCGCGGGCGAGGTGCCCAAGGATGCGCAGGGCCGCGAGGTCTATGGCGGCACGCCCGCCGATCAGGCGGTGGTGGAGGCGATCCTGTCGCTCAAGGCGGCGGGTCAGGATGTGCTTTACTATCCGTTCATCCTGATGGAGCAGATGACCGGGAACGGCCTGCCCGATCCGTGGAGCGAGGCCGCCGATCAGCCGGTTTTGCCGTGGCGCGGGCGGATCACCACCTCCAAGGCACCGGGGCAGGCGGGCAGCCCTGACCGCACGGCAGAGGCCGAGGCGGAGGTGGCGGCCTTCTTCGGCACGGCGCGGGCGGCGGATTTCACCGTGACGCCGGTCGAGGCGGTGCCGGTCGAGGCACCGGGCACGGGCGCGCTTGACCTGCTGACATTTGGCGGGCCGGTCAAGCGCAGCCCGGTCGCCTATCACGGCCCCGAGGAATGGTCCTATCGCCGGTTCATCCTGCATCAGGCGGCGCTCTGTGCGGCGGCGGGCGGGGTCGAGAGCTTTGCCATCGGCTCGGAGATGCGCGCGCTCACGCAGATACGGGGGCTGGGCGACAGCTTTCCGGCGGTGGCGCAGCTCAGGGCGCTCGCCGCCGAGGTGCGCGCGCTCCTGGGGCCGGAGGTCAAGATCACATACGCCGCCGACTGGACCGAATATTTCGGCTATCAGCCGGGGAATGGTGACCGGTTCTTTCACCTCGATCCGCTCTGGGCGGATGACAATATCGACTATATCGGCATCGACAATTACATGCCGCTTTCGGATTGGCGCGACGGAGATGCGCATCTCGACGCGCAGGATTGGCCGTCGATCTACGACATTGATTACCTTCAGGCCAATATCGAGGGCGGCGAGGGGTTTGACTGGTTCTACCCCAGCCCCGAGGCGCGGGCGGCGCAGCGGCGTGAACCGATCGCCGATGGCGACCATGACGAGCCGTGGATCTGGCGGTTCAAGGACCTGCGCGCCTGGTGGGCCAATGCCCATCACGAGCGGGTGGGGGGCGTGCGCAGCGCAGAGCCGACGGGTTGGGAGCCGCAATCGAAGCCCATCCGTTTTACCGAATATGGCTGCGCGGCGGTGGACAAGGGCACCAATGAGCCCAACAAGTTTCTCGATCCCAAATCCTCGGAATCGAGCCTGCCGCGCTTTTCCACCGGGCAGCGCGATGACCTCATTCAGATGCAGTATCTGCGCGCGGTGACGGGCTATTGGTCCGACCCGGCGAAGAACCCCGTCTCCGAAGTCTATGACGGGCCGATGATCGACATGGATCACGCCTGTGTCTGGGCCTGGGATGCGCGGCCTTTCCCATGGTTTCCGGGCAATACCGGGCTGTGGTCGGATGGCGAGAATTACGCGCGCGGGCACTGGATCACGGGGCGGGCGAGCGGGCGCAGGCTGGCCGAGGTGGTGGGCGAGATCGCCACCCGCGCAGGCGTGGAGGCGCTCGATCTGCGTCGGGCGGAGGCGTTCCTGCGCGGCTATCTGGTCGATCAGGTGGGCAGCGCGCGCGCCGCGCTGCAACCGGTGCTGATGGCGTATGGCGTGGATGCGGTGGAGCGGGGCGGCGTGCTGTCGTTTCGTCGCCGCGACGGGCGGGCCGATCATCTGGTCGATCTGGAGCAGGTCGTGCGCGATCCCGAACTTGGCGGCGCGCTGGAAAAGACGCGCGGCAGCGATCTGGAACTGGCGGGGCGCGTGCGGCTGCGCTTCATCGAGGCTGATGCCGATTACGAGGCGGTGGCCGAGGAGGCGATCCTGCCCGACGAGGCCACGCACGCGGTGGCCACCTCGGAAATGCCGCTGGCGCTGACGCGCGCCGAGGGGCGGCAGTTGGTGGAGCGGTGGCTGTCGGAGGCGCGGCTGTCAGTCGATACGCTGCGGCTGACGCTGCCGCCGTCTCGGCTGCTGCTGGGCGCGGGGGACGTTCTGGAACTGCCCGAGGCGGCGGGCGGCGGGCGCTACCGCATCGACCGGGTGGAGCAGATGGCGGGCGCGCAGCGGGTCGAGGCCACGCGCACCGACCCCGAGAGCTTTCGCCCCATTCTGGTCGAGGACGCGCCCGCGCGGCTGCGCCCGTTCGTGGCGCCGGGGCCGGTGACGCCGCTTTTCCTCGATCTGCCGCTGATGAGCGGCGAGGAGGTGCCGCACGCGCCGCATCTGGCGGTGATCGCCGATCCCTGGCCGGGGACCGTGGTGCTTTATGCCTCTGAGGAGGACGCGAATTACGCGCTCGATACGCTGGTTGCGGCGCAGGCCACGGTGGGATTGACCGAAACGCCGCTCTTTCCCGCGCCGATGGGGCGGATCGACCGGGGCGACGGGCTGTTCGTGCGGATGCGCCACGGCGGGCTTGAGAGTGTGAGCGATCTGGCATTGCTGGGTGGGGCCAACCTCTGTGCGATCGGCGACGGCACGCCGGATGGGTGGGAATTGTTCCAGTTCCGCGATGCCGAGCTTGTCGCGCCCGAGACGTATATCCTGCGCCACCGGCTGCGCGGTCAATTGGGCACCGAGGGGGCGGGGGTGTGGCCGCCCGGCTCGATCCTCGTGCGGCTTGACGGGGTGCCCGAGCAGATCGGCCTGACAGAGGCGCAGCGCGGGCAGGCGCGCCATTACCGCATCGGGCCGGGCGGGCGTCCGGTGGACGACCCAAACTTCGGCCATGCGGTGCTGGCGTTTGACGGGATCGGGCTGCGCCCCCTTGCACCGGTGCATCTGCGCGTGGCGCAGGCGGCGGGCGATCTGCACGTGTCCTGGGTGCGGCGCACGCGCATCGGCGGCGACCGCTGGGACACGCCCGAGGTGCCGCTTGGCGAGGAGGCCGAGCGCTATCTGCTGCGCGTGCGGCGCGGCGCGCAGGTGCTGCGCGAGGCTGACCTGAGCGCGCCGGACTGGACCTATACGGCCACTGCGCGCACCGCCGATGGCCCCGACGCGGGCAAGCGGATCGAGGTGGCGCAGGTCTCGGCGCTGTTCGGGCCGGGGCGTTTCGCGATCCGCGAGTTGTGATCCCGGTGCGGGCGCGGCCCCTTGCCGCCGCCCGCCCTTTGCGCCACCTTGTGCCGCGACAGACATGCGCACAGGGAGGCCACGATGCCCGTCAAGAACCGCTTTGCCGAAATGCACCCCGAAATCACCGAATGGCGACGTGACATCCACGCCCATCCCGAAATCCTCTACGAGACGCACCGCACCAGCGCGCTTGTGGCCGAAAAGCTGACGGCCTTCGGCTGTGACGAGGTGGTGACGGGCATCGGGCGCACCGGTGTTGTCGGCGTGATCCGGGGCAAATCCAACGGCTCGGGGCGGGTGATCGGGCTGCGCGCCGACATGGACGCGCTGCCCATCCATGAGGCGACGGGGGTGGACTATGCCAGCAAGACCCCCGGCGCGATGCACGCTTGCGGCCATGACGGGCATACCGCGATGCTGCTGGGGGCCGCGAAATACCTCGCCGAGACGCGCAATTTCGACGGCACCGCCGTGGTGATCTTTCAGCCCGCCGAAGAGGGCGGCGCGGGCGGCAAGGCGATGTGCGATGACGGCATGATGGAGCGGTTCGGCATTCAGGAGGTCTACGGGATGCACAACTGGCCCGGCAAGCCGGTGGGCAGTTTCGCCATCCGTCCGGGTGCCTTTTTCGCCGCCACGGACCAGTTCGACATCGCGCTCACCGGCAAGGGCGGGCACGCCGCCAAGCCGCAGGAGACGGTCGATACCACTGTGATGGCCGCGCATCTGGTGACGATGCTCCAGACCATCGCCAGCCGCAATGCCGATCCGGTGGATCAGGTGGTGGTGTCGGTCACGTCCTTCCAGACCTCATCAACGGCGTTCAACGTGATCCCGCAGGGCGTGCATTTGCGGGGCACGGTGCGCACCATGAGCACGGCCATGCGCGACCTTGCCGAGGCGCGGATCCGCGCGCTCGCTGAGCATGTGACGGCGGGCTTTGGCGGCAGCGCCGAGGTCAACTATCATCGCGGCTATCCGGTGATGGTGAACCACGAGGAACAGACCGAGTTCGCGGCACGGGTTGCGGCGAAGGTGGCGGGTGGTTGCGATGATGCGCCGCTGGTCATGGGCGGCGAGGATTTCGCCTTCATGCTCGAGGAACGGCCCGGGGCCTATATTTTGGTGGGCAATGGCGACACGGCGATGGTCCACCACCCGCAATACAACTTCAACGACGAGGCCATTCCGGCAGGCTGTAGCTGGTGGGCGGGGATCGTCGAGGAACGGATGCCGGCCTGAGCGCGGCGGCGTTGCTGTTTGAGTATTTGTGGAACAGTGAAATGGGGGCGGGGATAACCCCGCCCCTTCTTGTGTCAGCTCGACGTCGGCAGGCAGCTCCGGGTCGCGCTGTCATAGGTGGTGCCTTCGGCGCAGGAGAGCGCCTGCTTGCTTTTGCCATAGTTGCAACCACCCGTCGCCAGCGCCACCGAGGGCAGCGCCACGAGGGCAAGGGCGGCAAGTCCGAATGTCAGCTTCAT